TTGCTGTTTGTGGTGTGTACATTGGAATGTTGTATGCTATTGATTGGCTATTTCCAAGTGATGAAGATACCATATGGTATATTACTCAAGGCGCTTACCAATACAATGGGGTACCAGGATCCCGTAAAGGTAAAAGTGTTTACAGTAAGAAACCAGATGTTATTCATACACAAGGTTATTCCTTTCCCAACTCCAAAAGAGGCAAGAAAGAAGCCAAATACTCTAGTGTAAGTGTGAATGAAACTCATGGAATTGATATGCAGTCTCAAGAAATTAGGGCTCATAAAGTAAAACCTGCTTGTGCACTGATCACTAATGGCACTTCCCGAATGCGGGCCCTCGCTATTGGTGGTCATAATGTTCTTATACCATTTCATTTTATTAATACAACTAAAGAAAATGATGTTTTGACTTTGGATATGGGTGGATGTTTGTACCATACTGTTTTTGCTCAATCCAGAGCCTATAGAATTCCCGGAAAAGATGCTGTTGTGTATAATTTTGGAAAGATTCTCCCTCAGAGAGCCAACATAATAAAACACTTCATTCTTGAAGAAGATCTCAATCATTTGCGTAAAGGAAAGGCTGGTATGTATGTCATACGAGAAGATCAATTCGATTATTTCGGACAGCTTCAGTACGAACTTGCTGTCGATATTAATTATCATGATGTGCCCAATGACCTTCACTATAATTTAGCCCGTGCTTTTAAATATCCTTTTGGAGAAAAAGGAGCATGTGGGTCACCTCTGATGCTGGAAAACCAATTGATCGCAAGAAAAATTATGGGAATCCATGTAGGAGGAAATTTAGTTAAGGGAACTGGGTGGTCGTGTATAATCACTCAAGAAGATCTTTCCAAGTTTGATGTAAAACCCATCCTTCCTGTTGTACCAGAATCCGTTCAAATGGACTCTGACACTCAAGAATGTGCTATTGTTTGGCCTGTTGGTAATTATGAAGTTTTGGGAATTGTCCCTCCAAAAGAGTCTCACCATGTACCTCATAAAACTTCTTTGAGAATGTCCCCAGTGTTCGATGAAATTTTTGAACATCAGGAGGAACCGGCGGTCCTGACGTCGAGTGATCCTAGAAGTGAAAGTGATATGTCTCCTCTTCAATTATCTGTCACAAAATATGGAAGAAATGTTATTCCTTTTCCGATTGCAGATATGGATGCTGCTGAGGAACATTTATTTTCCAGAATTAGTGCTATAGTTCCCGAGATGTGTAGAATGTTGACTTTGAAGGAAGCTATTAACGGTAATCCGAACTACGAGTATATTGATGGACTTAAGATGAACAGTTCTGTTGGATATCCTTACAACAAAACTGGTAGTACTAAGGACAAACATATTTCTGGTGAAATTGGAGAACGTGAAATAACTGACTTGTATATGTTATACGAACTTAACGAAGCTTGGGAAGCTATGAAGAGAGGAGAACGATCTTTCTCTGTTTGGATCATTAATCTCAAAGATGAATTGCGCGGTCTTGATAAAATCCTTGCTGGTAAAACTCGCGCTATTTCTTGTTGCCCTATTATATATCTCATTAATTTTAAAAGGGCTTGTGGCGCCTTCTGCGCTTTTATGCATACTCAATGTCTTTCTTTCGGATCTGCTGTAGGAATCGACATTCATGGACCTGATTTTACTACTTTATATCAAAAGCTTACGAGTAAAAATACTTACGGATTTGCTGGCGATTATGGTTGTTTTGATGGAACATTGATGCCGGAACTTATGTGGCGTGCTGGAAATATCATGAAAAGATGGTACCAGAAATGGTTGCCTGAATTTAATGAGATCAGTCAGGAAGAAATTGATGAGCATATGTTAATTATAGATGTTTTAATGGAAGAATGTATTCATGCTGTAGAATTGTGTGGTAATCTTGTATATACTTCGATCCAGGGTAACAAATCAGGTAACCCTTGGACTGCTTTAATTAATTCGCTTGTAAATATTATGTATTCTTATTGTGCTTGGAAAGAAATTTGTAGGGAAACTGGAAATTACCATATGTTGCCTTTATCCTGCTTCGATGAGAATGTAGAACAGGCGATCTACGGTGATGACAATATCCTTGCAACTACTGATGAAGCTTTGGAGTTCTTTAACGCTGTAAATTTTTCCACGTGTATGGCCAATCATGGTATAGAATACACAAATGAATCGAAGACGGGAGTCATTATTCCGTTTAGAAAACTTGAAAATTGTACCTTTCTGAAAAATGGATTCAGGAGGGATGACGATTATCCGATGCTTATACATCCCACGATGTCGATGAAGACGATACGCCAGCTTATAAACTGGGTTCGTAAGAGCGATGATGACTGGGATGCATGGTATCAAAATTGTGGTGATGCCCTTGAATTTATTTTCCATTATGGTAGAGATGAATTTGATAAATTTAAATCTGAAATAAATAATCATTTAAGTGTATGTAGAAAACCTCTTTTGACAACTACGTTTGACGACTTACAGTCTGCGTGGTTAGATAAATTTGGTATTAATAATTAGTAATTCGTTTATTAGGTATTGATAATGGCCTTGGAACCCATCTGTTCCATTGGATTTTGACCTGCTTTGTTCACAGCTCATTTAGGTTAGGGACTTCTCTTCTGAGTAAAGATACCTTCCTTGTGGGCTTATTTAGTTTTTAGTTAGTTGATTTTCGTGATTGTATTTAACCCTGTATTAATCATTTATTATTCATATTTAAGCAAAAAAAAAAAAAAAAAAC